AGAGCGATTGGCAAGTGTTAATTAATAGTTTATTAGCAGAGGCAAATGAAATAGAAGTTCCAGAGGAGTTAACTTACAAGGGACAGTTTATGCAGTTACTTGAGGCATTTTGTCATGGGAGAGTTCAAGCACAATCAGCAGAGGAACTTTTGGTTGGCAAACCCTGGATTATGGATGGATTTGTTTATTTTAAGGTTGATTCATTTATAGAATTTTTAAGACAAAAAGGGTTTACACATTATTCAAAAGGTCAAATACAAGAGAGAATTAAAGAAATTAATTCTGGAGGTAAATGTAGCGATTCAAAAGCATTTAGAACAACAGATGGTAAGTGGAAAACGATTCGTGTTTGGTGGATACCTGAAGTAAAAGAAGAAGTAAATATTCCAAAGGTTGAATTTGAAGATGAGGTTCCGTTTTGATAGACATGATTGTAGCTTTTTGCATTGTAATTAAAGAACAACCAAGACATTTGGGAGGAGAGTCTATTTGTAATTTTTATAGTCCAAAGATTGAATTTAAAACACGGGAAGAATGTGTTGGCGATAAAACAATGGTCGTTGATTGGTTTAAAGATGAAGCAAAAACATTATTTCCTAAAGCAACAAGAATTGATGCAACGGCAGTTTGTCATGAATCAAAATAAAGATAAAATACATGCAATTCCTATTAGTGTAAAAGAAGCTAATGAGTTTGTTTTTAATTTTCATAGACACAACGATCCCGTAATAAATTGTAGATTTGCAATTGGTGCTGGTCAAAGTGGTAAATTAGTTGGAGTAGCTATCATAGGCAATCCAATCGCTAGATTGTTGAATGATGGTTTTACTATGGAAGTATTAAGAGTTTGTACAAACGAAAATAGTCCAAAAAATACATGTTCTTTTTTGTATGGTCGTTGTTGGAGAATATGGCAACAAATGGGAGGTTTAAGAATGGTTACTTACACTTTACAATCAGAACCTGGGTCTAGCTTAAAAGGTGCTGGATGGAAAATTAAGGGAGAAACTAAACCAAGTAAAGGCTGGTCAAGAAAAGATAGAGATAGAAAATGGCAACCAGTTTATGGACAAATGAAGTTTAGATGGGAAATAGAATGAAAGAAACTGCTATTTACGGACCTCCAGGTACGGGCAAAACTACAAAGTTATTAGAGATAATGGAGAATGCTATTGCCGAAGGTACGAATCCAGAGAGAATAGCTTTTTTATCTTTTACAAAGAAAGCTGCTCAAGAGGCAATTGACAGAGCTTGTTTGAAATTTAATTTAGATCAAAAATATTTTCCACATTTTAGAACTTTACATTCTCTTGCTTTTCGTTGGGTAGGAATGAAAACTGAAGATGTTATTAAACCACCCGACATGAGATTTCTTGGAAAAAAATTAGGAATTATTTTTCAAAAAGAGGAGAAAATAAATATTGAAGAAGGGGATTTGTATAATCCTGGAACAAGTAATGGCGATAAGTATTTTTATATAATTAACATGTCTAGATTAAAACAGACAGATGTTATGGCAGAGTTTGATGCTTTTGGCGATATGAGTTTACACAGACATTACTTACCTGTGGTTAAAAAAGCATACGAAGATTATAAAAGAATACATCAAAAGATTGACTTTACTGATATGTTGTTAGAATTTTTAAAACAAGGAACAGGTCCAGATTTAGATCTTTTAATTGTAGACGAGGCACAAGATTTAGTTCCAATACAATGGTCAATGGTCAAGGAGTGTTTGTTACCTAATTCTAAAAAAGCTTACTATGCTGGAGATGACGATCAATGTATTTTTAATTGGGCAGGTGCAAACGTAACTGATTTTTTGCATTCAACACAAAACTCAATTGTTCTTGATCAATCGTATAGAGTTCCTTACTCTATTCATAAGGTAGCAGAAAATATTATAAGAAAGGTTACTACCAGAAAGCAGAAAGATTGGAAACCTCGTGAGGAAGAAGGTCTTGTTTCTTTTTATTTTGATATAATGGATATTAACTTTAATGAAGGCGAATGGTATATACTTGCAAGAACAAATAGAATACTACACGAGATTTCTAAAAAACTTGAGGATGAAGGTTATTTCTTTTGGAGAGAAGGCACAGGTTGGTCTGTGTCTGAAGGGATTATTAATAGTATACAAACATGGATTCAATTGTGCAAAGACAAAAGTTTAAGTGTTCAACAGTGGATAGAATTTTCAAGGAAAACCAAAAAAGGAATTATTGGTCATGGTGGAAAAAAGAAAATAGAACAGTTAGATCCAGAAAATACTTACACTTTAAATGATTTATTAAAAAGTGAGATAGGATCTATTTTGAATTTAGATAAAGAAATGAAGTGGTATGAAGTTGTTAATGTAACAGATAATCAACGAATTTATATAACATCGGCTCGTAGACGGGGAGAGTATATTCTCACAAAAAAACCGAGGATTCGAATATCAACGATACATAAAGCTAAAGGTGGAGAGGCAGACAATGTTGCTTTAATTCTTGACTCCCCTAAGGTTATAAAAGAAAAAGGAGACAACGATAGCGAACATAGAGTTTTTTATGTTGGTGCTACTCGTGCTCGTAAAAGTCTACATATCGTAGAAAGCAAAGATGAGAATGGATATATCATATGAACAGAGAACAAATACTAAAAAAAGCGATAGAGCTAATTAACATAGATAGAGCAGAGGATTATGGACCTGCTTATGAGAATCATAAAAGAGTTGCTGAATTATGGTCTGTGGTTTTTGGAATTAAAGTTACAGTTTTTCAAGTTGTTTTATGTTTGATTCTTTTGAAAATAGCTAGATTAATATACTCTCCTTCTAAAACAGATAGTTGGATTGATATTGGAGGATATACTGGTCTCGGTGGAGAGTTTGTAGAGAAAGAAAAAAATGACAAATAAAAATCATCAATATCATTTTTTAGATCAAGACATAAAAGATATGTCTTGGGGTAACATTGACCTTGATTGGTCTCCCCCAAACACTTTTCCTGACTTAACCAAATCTTCAAGAATTGCAATTGATTTAGAAACGAAAGATCCAAATTTAATTAAGTTAGGGCCTGGTTGGTGTAGAAAAGATGGACATGTTATTGGTATTGCAATCGCTGCGGGAGACTTTCAAGGATATTATCCAATAAGACACTCCTCTGGAAATTTAGACTCAAAACTTGTTCTTAGATGGTTAAAAGATCAAATGAACACTCCAGACATACCAAAAGTTTTTCACAATGCATTGTATGATTTAGGTTGGTTAAGGGCAGAGGGAATAGAAGTAAAAGGTTCTATTATAGATACCATGATTATGGCTCCGTTAATTAATGAAAATAGAAGGTTCTATAATTTAAATAGTTTAGTGTCTGACTATTTACAAGAGTTTAAGAGCGAAAAAACTTTAAGAAGTGCTGCTAATGAGTTTGGAGTAGACCCAAAAGCAGAGATGTATAAATTACCTGCAAAATATGTTGGAGCATACGCAGAAAAAGACGCAGGAGTTACACTAAGATTATGTGACCATTTGATGCCTATTTTAGAAAAAGAGGAATGCGTTAGTATTTTTAAATTAGAGTCATCTTTGATACCCGTTATTTTAGATATGAAAACAAGAGGTGTAAGAGTAGATGTGGATGAAGCCGAAAAAACTAAGAAGCAAATGGCTCAACAAGAAAAAAAGTTACTTGATGAAATAACTAAGGACACTGGCATAGCGATTGAACCTTGGGTCAGCACATCTATAGCAAAGGTCTTTGACTTTTTTGGACTTCAATATTCTCGCACAGAAAAAAGCAGGTCGCCCTCTTTCACAAAACAATTTCTTTCTAATCATTCTCATCCCGTGGCAAAAAAGATTGTGAAAATTAGAGAACTTAATAAAGCGAATACAACTTTTGTTGAGACAATTTTGAATCATGCTCATAATGGTCGTATACATTGTGATTTTCATCCTCTCCGAACTGATGATGGTGGAACTGTAACTGGTCGTTTTAGTTCTAGTAACCCTAATTTACAACAAATACCATCTAGAGATTTAGAAATCAAGAAAGCAATAAGAGGATTGTTTATTCCAGAAGAAAAATGTAAGTGGGGTTCTTTTGATTATGCATCCCAAGAGCCAAGATGGTTAGCTCATTATTGTGCGAATGCTGGAGAAAGTTACAGACATTATTTAATAGATGAAGTAGTAACCATGTATAAGGAAGGAAAAGCAGACTTTCATCAAATGGTTGCTGATATGGCAAAGATTAGTCGTAAAGAAGCTAAGACTGTGAATCTTGGAATTATGTATGGAATGGGTCGTAAAAAATTAGCCGACACTTTAGCTATAACTGAAGAAGAAGCAATTGAATTGTTAAACACATATAATCAAAAAGTTCCTTTTGTAAAAGATTTGGCAACAAGGGTATCAAATTTTGCTCAAGAGAAAGGTATGATTAGAACACACTCTGGAAGAAAATGTCGTTTTGATATGTGGGAGCCAAAAGGATTTGGTGTTAAAAGAGCATTACCTTTAGAACAAGCCGTAAAAGAATATCAAAATATTCAAAGAGCATTTACATATAAAGCTTTAAATAGATTGATTCAAGGTTCAAGTGCAGATCAAACTAAAAAGGCAATGGTCGATTGTTACTCGGAAGGGTTATGTCCTATGTTAACAGTGCATGATGAATTGTGTTTTAATATTGAAAATGATGAACAAGTTAAAAAAATAAAAGAAATTATGACAACATGTATTCCAGACCTTAATATTCCCTTTGAGGTTGATGTAGAATTAGGTCAAAACTGGGGAGAAGTTGGTTAAACCTAGGTTTTTTAAACACAGAACAAATTACTTATTCTTAGGATGTAATCATACACGGACACTTTGTTTCGCCTCTCTGTGAGCTTCTGAGAGCCTAGTTTTTTTGAAATCATAGCAAAAAAGCCTATAAACAATGTCTATAAGCTTTTTTGTGTTTTCTAAATAATCAACTTAAAGGAGTGCCACATGAGTAATCATGTAAACACAAGTTAAGTTTATATTATTAAAATAAAAGAATCAAGTATTTTCTATCTTACATACGTTTCGGCACGGGTTTACAATATGCAAGAATTTTGCCTGTTTTACCTTCTTTTAACGGAATGTTGGGTTGTTCTGTTAATCTTTCTGCAAAGTATAGACATCTATTTAAATCTTTAAATCTTTGTGTTTGATTTACAATATTT